TAACAGCCCCCGCTGAGGGGATACACGGAGCGCCCACCTCACAAAGGAGTCGAGGTGGGCGCTTCGCTATGTGGATCTTGATGGCGACCATGCGCCACGCTCAGTTTTTAATGTGCCAAAGAGTGTGCCGTGTGGATATAATGGGGCCGTGGGTAGTTGCAGCTACCCACGGCCGATGACAATCGTCCACCCGATTCACACCTTGGGTGCTCATCGGATTAGAGGATTGAGTTTAGATTCTCGAAGATCGCCGTGGCCAAGCCTAACGCCGCCACGGCGATTTTCTTTATCTGATCGGCGCTGAACTCGATGTCGATTTCGTGCGGGTCATGATGGAAGCTCTCACCTCGTTCTATGACCGATTGTGCGGTAAGTACGCCACTAAACGAAGATACTGGGGCCACATGTGGTTCATCCAGCACCTAATGGCGCTGCGTGGGACTCTTCTTCGCTTGGAGATATAAACCACGCCCGTTGGATTACAAGACAACAACCTTATGGTCAGTAAGATAGAGGCTGTCCAACCCCAACAGTTAGTTAAGGGAAGTATGATCAACGTCAACACAGCACGGAGACGGGCTGTGAGTGCGCTGCTGGCAATGGTACTAGCCACTGTCGGCGTCGCTACCAGTTTCTTCGCAGCTCCAGCCCACGCCGAAGCCCCCGCAGGGTACTCACTCTCTTGGAGTGATGAGTTCGACGGCACCAGCCTCGACACCTCCAAATGGGGGTACGCCTACGGGTGCTTCGACCCGGCCCTGAAAACCCAGACCCACTACACCGACAGCCCCGAGAACGTGCGGGTTGCCGACGGTAACCTCTACATCACGGCTCTCTACTCCCCCACACGGGTGAAGTGGAATAAAGAGACCCGGAAGATGGAGACGATCGACCGGACGTGCACGCGCACTGAGAACGGCAAGAAGGTCGAGTACGCCGCCCCCTTCACGTCGGCCATGGTGCAGACCAAGGACGATAGCGGCGTCAAGTACTCCATCAAGGGCGACTTCTACGCCGAGGCCCGCATCAAGCTCCCCGAGAACGCGCCATCGTCTTGGTCTTCTTTCTGGACTACAGGCGAGAAGGGCGGCCCATGGCCCGGCAACGGAGAGGTTGACGTGTTCGAGTCGAAAGGCTGGGATGCTTCCTACCTCCAGGCGAACACGCACACACCCCGTTCGGGTAACCCATCGAAGTCCGAGCAGCATCACGGACAGCTTGCAAACGACGGCACCACCCAGACCCAGTTCCACACCTACGGCGTGGAGAAGACCGGGGACAAGATCACGTTCTACCTGGATGGCGTGCCAAGCCACGTCGTCAACTACAAGGACATCAAGGGAACCAACCCGTTCCTCGACGAGGATAACGGAATGATCATCCGCCTCAACCAGATGGTTGGCGGCTCCTTCCTGGCCTCGGACACCGGCGACACCACGTACGTGGACGCCATCCCCTACAAGGACGCCTACACGGGCGCAGGCGCAAGCATGATCGTGGACTACGTGCGCGTCTACAAGAAAGCCGCGAGCGCGGATCCTACCCCAGTTGTCCCAGCCCCGACCCCGGAGCCGACGAATGAGCCCACCACCGAGCCTGCGCTGCCGACGGATCCCAGGCCTGCCGACCCGACCCCAGCAGACCCGACTCCAGTTGAGCCCACGCCAGCGAACCCCACGCCGGAAACTCCAGCTCCAGCTGACCCCACACCCGCCGATCCAACACCTGCACCGGAAACGCCCGCACCTGCTCCAGCTCCGACAGAGCAGCCCACCCCAGAAAGCCCCGCCCCCACAGTCGAAACCCCCGCACCGAGCGCAACAACACCCGCTCCAACCGTGGAACCGGCTGCTCCGGCAAACCCTACCGAGGGGGCCACTCCTGGTACCGACGGGGTGCATGGGGCCGGTCCCTCTACGTCTACACCTGGGACCAATGGAACGGTTACTGGTGGGGCACTCCCCGCTGGTACAGCCCCTACCGCTACTACTCGTGGTGGTGACGGGACCCTAGCGAAGACCGGCGCAGACACCAACGTCCTCGTCGGCTCACTGGCTTCGGTCACCGCAGGAGGCATTCTTCTTGCCATGCGGCGACGTAAAGCCCGCCAGTACGCGCGCTCCTAAGCGCCACCATCCAGAACGCCCCAAGGGGGAACCGCAGACATGCACTGCGCCCCTTGGGGCGTTCCTATACCCACCGCACCCCTATGACTCCCAGACAGGCCTCTATGACCCGCGCGCAGCCTCCTATGAGCGTATCTCGCATAGAACAAGGCCACTATGACATAAACACCCCCTCCTATGACATAGGAACAGGCCTCTATGAACGACTCACGACCATATACATGAGCGCCCCAGGGGGATTGATGATCCTTGTCCTGGGGCGCTCTGCTGGGGCGTGGTTACTTGGTGAGGTTGGTCCTCACGAGGAGACCTCTCTGGCCCGGCAGGGCCTTCTCCACAACCATCTTAGGCATGTTCACCCCACGCTGGCGGGCGATGTACAGGATGTCCGCCGGAGTCAGCGATGTCGCCAGGAGCTCGCGCCCATCAACGAGAGGCCTCCGCGTTTTGTTGTCGCTACCAGCAACGAAGTACTGTACGGGCTCCTTCAAGGAACGCACGTCACCAACGAACAGGTCGAACACCTGCTCCTTGTTCTTTGCGATCACTCCGCGCGGCTCCCACGTGTTACCGCGGCGCGTGCATCTGTCGAAGCTGAGTGCGATGCAGTTGGGGCCTTCAGTAACCGTGACTTTCACGGCCTCGTCCTCGCCGACGTGGGTGAGGACGCTGGCACCGTCAGCGAGTTCGTTCTCCTGGAGGTCAAACAGGTCAGCCGCGTACTGAGAGCGCTGGAGGTAGACCACCATGTGCACCGTGATGTAGTGTGCAGCCTTGCCCTTAAAGATCACTGGGTAGCCGGGTTCCACGTAGGTGCGCAGCCACGAGACGACTTCCTCGAACAGGTAGTCGGAGGGCTTGGGGGAAGCGACAAGCTCGTTAACGTCCTCCGCACTCCGCTTCTCGTATGTATCCCGCCCAGGGTGATGTGCGCTCACCTTAGCGATGACGGATGCGACCTCGCGACGCGGATCAACGGGATCTCCAAGAAGCTCGCGCTCCCACTCAGCCAACGGCTCAACCCCAAAAAGCTCCCCCTCAGCCGGCTCCGCAGGGGCCCCGTCGATCTGGGTGTACGCAGGCCAATAGCCCTCCGCCGTAGTGATGAACTCAGCTACAGCGTCACGCACTTTTCCTACTTGCTGCACGAGTTCGGGGATCTGGCTGATCGTCAGCATGTCAGGCCCCTTGAGGCGCGGATCGGTGCCAACCATCCTGTAGAACTCTCCCAGCTCACGAACACACGTTGCGCGCACCTCGTTGAGGTGAACTCGACGCTCGCCGGAGATGACGGGGAGCGCGTCGTCGCTTTGGCGAGCGGCTTGAACATCATCCACACTGATGGAGCGGCGCTCCACCTCGTAGGGGAACTTTGTAGAGTCGTCCCATGCTTGTAGACAGTATTCAATGTGGCCAAAGAAAAACTTGTGTGGGATATGGTGATCAGACAGCACGTCGTAATTAACTTCGTCCGAGGTATCGGCAAAGACGCGCTTTGTGTGTCGATCCAGCTCTCTTTTACCCCAGGCACTTCCCAGTACGTCAAGCCAGAACTTTGGGATTACACCGATCATCTCATCTTTAAGGTCAATGAAATACTGCTTAGCGTCATCCATGCGCGCTTGCTTATACCCCTCTCCGATAGCTTCGCGCACGCTTCGGTACATTACGTCTGCGGGGACGTTTAGGAAGAGCGGTGCATCGTCTTTATCGTACAGGCCTGCGCCTTCCTTGCGAGCCTCATCAGAAGTGCGCCATTCTGTCGCAAACGATGCGCTCACCGTCTCGGTTTCGACGATGCCTCCAATGTTGGTGTATAGCTTGCTAGTGAACGTCTTTCCACTTAGCAGTGCAACGTTCTCCGAAATGGAACGGCCCCCACGCTCAAGTTTGCGCAGCTGCTCATCCTTGGTAGCCTCCCATTCAAGAATGGCCTGCAAGGCTTCACGCAAGATGGGCGTGTCAGCTGTTTGCTCAGTAGCAAGTGAACTCGCGTTTCCGTTACTTTCCTGCCGTACCTCCAGCAAGAACTTAGCCCTGTTAGATACGTGTCGTTCTACTACAGCATTCGCTGCGACAAGGAGAGGTGAGTCCTTCGGCTCAATGCGCATGAGCTTCTGAACCTCTTGATAGGTGTCGCTGTAGAATGTGTCATCATCCTCGCCGGGGAAAATGTAGCGCAGATTATCGTACAGGGTGGACGTGTAGTCGTATTTTTCCTCGTCGAGTTCCTTCATGCGCGTCTCATACTCAACGTTGCTGAAAGGCGGAAATTCGCCTTCACTAAAGAATTGAATCGCCCTGTTTACTTGCTCTAGTGTGGGAGGATAGCTCTTGATATTTCCGTCGCGAGTGAACTCTACTTCGGTTCCTTTTGTATTGTTGTGTTGGAGCATGTAGTCCGCAATTTCGCTATCCCAGTACTCTTCCTCTGTGAGAAGCGAAGTCTCGTAGTAATAGAACTGATCTGTTGCTATGGCCTGACAGAATGCTTCTTTACTTAGTGGGCGAGTGGAGACGTGTTCGCCGTCGCTGACGGAAAGCCATGCCTGTTGAAAGTTGCTACCGAACGTAGTAGACGAAAACACCAGCTGGCATGTGATTCCAACGGTGATTTCGTTGTGATCGTATGGGTGGAAGAAGATGCGCGTGTTCACGTCAGCATCAACATAAACACTCTTTGGATCGTCTCTTCCATATCGCGGTTTAAATGCGGAGGATGTGATGATCTCACGGATCTGGTCGTCTGTGATGCGGTGTGCTGCGTCGGGGCCACGGAGGCTGTCGAGCAGGGCCTGTTCCGCCGCGGGTACGGTTTCAAGTGCCTGAGCGAGGCTGCTGGGGTTGTACATGGGGTTCTCTTTCTTTGGGGTTGGGTTGGTTCTATGTTACTTGCGGGGGGGGGGCTTGTGTCTGGTGCACACATCCCGATTATTGGTTAAGTGGATCATATGCGTGTTAGTGTGGGGAGCGGACAGGGGCGCACGTCATCCGCGAACACCGCTCTCCCCGCATCATCCATATGCCCCACAGCCAGCACTCTCACGCCGAGCATCCGACGCATCAGCGGCACCGCTTGCTCACGCACCCACACCTGCACGGTTCGCCCGCTCACCTCATCGACCAGGTAGAAGCCGCGGCCACGTACGTCTGCTGTGCCCTGGAGGACACCTGCAACACCTCTCACGCCACCTGCTCCTTACTCGCGGGGAGTACCCAGATGGTGTTGAAGCCGACCCGGCCTGACTCGTGATCGACGGGGACGTGCAGCCACCCCCACTGTCCTGTGCTAGTGACGGCAGTGAGGAACGCTTGGGAGATGCGTGTTTCGTCGAGCTTCGACACGAGGTCCGTAGTGTCGGGGGTTTGGGAGTCCCAGACGCTCACCTGCTGCTGGGTGAGGGCGCTCAGGAAGCTCACGACGCGCACAGGCACGGGGGATGTGGGTGTGGTTTTGAGGGGGAGGTGGAACCCGTCTTCGGGATCGTCGTCGGGGTAGCAGTAGCCGCTGGGAGTGAGGATCCAGTTCTGGCTGGCCATGAGGGGGATTGTCCTTTCGATATGGGGTGAGGCCCCGCCGGTGTGAACTGGCAGGGCCTTACCCTTGGGGGTTACTTCTTGGGGCGTGTGCGTCGCGCTTCGCTGTTGATGTACGCGAGCTCTTCGATGTAGAGGCGCTTGGTTGCCTCACTGAGGCCTTCGGCTTCCATCATCTCGTCCACGGTTGTTCGACGGGAACGGTCTTTGGTGCGTAGGCCCTCGACGGAGACCGCCTCGTAGCGGAACAGGAGTGCCATCACTGCGTCGTCGTGCTTGAGGCGCTTGTAGAGGCCAGGCGGGACAACATGGCTGCATACGAGGTACATGAGGGCGTAGTGTACGTCCCATGCGGGCTCGATGCTTTCCTCCCAGAGGCCGTCCGGTTCACCGACGCAGTGCTCGTCGAAGTAGTCGTAGCACTCATCGATGCGCCCGGTGACGCATTTGAGCCACATGTCGATGAGCTGTTCTGGCGCTTTGTTTATCGCTAGGTAGTTCCATCGCCTTTTGATGAGGGGGGTTGAGCGTGCGGCGGCGAGGGCAGCGTCGTATGCGGTGAAGAACGTGTGCGCGTATTCGCCTCTGTTGATGCTGGGCTCGGCGGTCTCGTCTGCTGCGAGGTAAAGGCTGGCTGTGGGAGCGAACCCTGCCCAGACTCCCCACTCGTAGGTATGAGCGTGGTTCATTGCAACGCTGATTGGGGATTGGACCCAACAGCGGGGGAGCCGGTGGCCGAAGTGGTGGAGGCACAGGTCGAGCAGGCCGCAGTAGTGTAGGCATCTGTAGACGTGGGCGGGGCCGTCTTTTCTCACGACTGCACCGGCGATTGCTCCCGCGAGCGCAGCCCTGTCATCGTCAGTGATGCTGGGGTCAGACAAGCTGTCCTTGACCTCCCGCATAACCCAAATGATCCGGTCAGACGTTGCAGTGGTGTCCTGGATGAGTTTCTGTGCCCAGGCGCGCACTTTGGCCCCGTCGATCTTGCCGTCCAGTTCGATCACATCATTCGGCATGTTGAAAAACTGGGCGTATAGGAGTGAGCCTTCCATCGTCTTCGGGTACTTGGTACACAGGTCTCGTAGGAAGTTGGCGGCTGTTTTCTCGTTCGAGTGGCGGATGAGTTGCCGGTAGAGGTAGGGGCCGTGTGGGCCGCTGAGGATCTTCGCGTCGGTCTCGATGGGGTTGTTGAATGGTTGTGGGCGTGTGGGGATGTTGAAGAGTCGGTGGTAGAAGCGGTCGTAGTCCTGGACGGGGTCGAGCTGGACGGAGTGTGCCAGTCCCAGGTATCGGCGCACTGCTGCCGCCGTGTTGTCGTCCATGTTGTTGGCGTTGGTCATGGCGCGGATGAAATCGGCGTAGTTGTCTGCGTCGAGGAGCGCCCCTGCGGGGAGGCGTTTCCCGCTTCGGGCGGTTTCGATGACGCGACGGTAGAGGTCTTCGCCGGAGATCGTAGCGTGGTGTCTGCGTTGCGTGGTCATGAGGTGCTTGTCCTTCGTGGCTAGTTGGCGGGTGGGGCCGGGAGCTTGTCGTCGATGAGTTCGTGCTTGTAGGCGAGGTCTTCGCCGGTGGTGAGCGCGTATTGGCCTCGCATGGGCACCCAACCTAGTCTCGCCCATATATCGACTATCTCAGTGATAGCCCTGTCGAAATCACTGCTGTATTGAGCCCACAGTGCGATAGGTGAGGTGTCCCGGTAGCGGGTGGTGAACGGGGATTCGCGGACGACGGACAGGTACAGGGAGATGTTGTAGTTGCATAGGGGGAACATGTAGCGTTCGACGGTTCGCGTGAGGGGCTTGCGGGACAGCATCAGCGTGTAGGGCACGATCTTGTCGAGGAACGTCTTGGGGACGCAGTACAGGAACGCGCCGTCAGGGTACTCATCCGACTTCGGTGCGCGCTGGGCGTACTTGAAGCCGTCGGGCATGTTGTTCGCTTGCTTGGGCGAGAGCCGCAGGTTGACGTCCGAGGCGATGGGGATGCTCCCTGATGGGCAGGTGACAGGTTGGGTGCCGGTCTTCTCGTAGTACTCGTTGTAGGTCGTGACCTCGAGAGGCTTGTCATATCGGAAGGCAACGCTACCTCTCAAGGGTTTTGCCACCTTGGGGAGGGATGCATCCCACGGCTCAGCGATGATGAATCGGTCGGTCTTGAATGCCGGAGGAATATACCAGTTTCCGGGGCGTAGTACTTCGAGGGTGGGTAGGTGGTTGGCGGGGCGGGAACGCTTGAATGCTTCGTAGGCGCGCTTCTGCTTCTTGTCGTACTCCTCACCATCGAACTCCGGCATCCCGAAGGACTGCCCATACACGGAGATGGGCTGGTTGCTGGTTTGCTGGTATGGACTGATCAACATGGCGTGTGTTCCTGTCGTGACCCTTTCAAGATGGTGAAGCGGAGGGGCAGGTTGTGAGTGTCCCTGCCCCTCCACATGTGGGGGTTAGTTGGCGCGCGCCCATTCGCTGAGGGTCATTGTCCGCGACCTGCGGGCGGTAGGGTCTGGTGCAGTCAGGGCATTGAAGTTCCGTGAGAGCACGATCCAGTGGGGGCTGGTGACGCGCTGAAGGGGGAAGCTCTTCGGCGACGTGTATGCGCCTTGCGGGTAGGTCACGTCGAGGGCCGGGTCGTAGGCCTTGACGAGCTCGATGATCTCGCCGAGCGTCCGGTAGATCTCCTTGTCGAGGGCCGGCATGTTCGGCATGATGAACGTCATGTCGAAGGGAGCGACGTAGACGGTTGTTGTCTTGCCGGTAAAGCTGATCTCGACACGGATCTGGTCGAAGCCAATGAGCCTACCTGTGTGGGGGTCTACGACTCCCCACCTCTTCCCGATGTACACTGCCCGATACAACTCGGGCGTGCCTTTCTTGAAGGCGGTGAGGCCTTTCAGATCATTCTTGTCTGCGAGTGTCATGTCGCGGAGCAGGATGTATCGCTCGTCAGACAGAGAGGCGACTGGCGTGTACGGGAGGATCGCCTCGCCGCCCTTCTGCTTCTGGCAGAGTTTCGTCCAGAACTCCTTGTGGGCGACCGTGACATTGCCGCCCGGCTCGGGTGTCATGCCGACGTACTTGTCGTATTCGGCGAGGTAGTCGGCGCGCGACTCGCTCCACTTCTTGTAGAACGCATGGGGGATGTTGAGTGTGTCAGCTGTCTTGATGTCCTCGAGGGGGCCCCGGCCTTGGCTGGCTTGCTCGTAGGTGAAGCTGACGATGGGTTCGTCGCTCTTGCGGTCGATACCATCGTTGTACGTGTTGGCGAAGGCAGGGAGGGCTTTCACGTCGCGGACCTTGTTCTGCGTCTGCCACACGCCCTCCCACGTGGAGGGGTTGCCCTTGAAGTGGAGGATGCGCGTGTCACCCTCGTTACCTTTGACCCACAGGAACGGGTTGGACCGCCAGCCCTCAGCACTGCTCCAGCGGCCGGCCACGTCCTCCAGGAGGAACGCAGGGTAGATGAGGCGAGTATCGAGCTCGACGACGTGGAGGCCGACGCGACCACCCTTGTGCTGGTGAGCGAAGATCTCGACCTTGGTGGGGGTGCGGCCTGTGGGCCACTTAATTGGGGGCAGGGATGCCATTTGCTTGTTCCTTCCAGCAGGTGTGGGTTGACTCTTATCAGGAGAGTGTTGCAGGGATTGCCGGGCTGATGGTTACGACAAAGCCAGTTTACGGCCCGCATGTGCGAACGCCCCAGAGGCGCGTGTGTACTCCTCTGGGGCGTTCACGGGGCATGGCCTACTCCATGTCGATGCCGGTTCTCACGAGGAGGCCCCGCTGGCCTGGTAGGGCCTTCTCCACAACCATGGCAGGCATGTTCATTCCGTGCTGGTATGCGAGGTAGAGAATGTCTGCCGGGGTCAGTGAGGTCGCCAGGAACTCGCGCCCATCAACAAGAGACCTCCGAGTCTTGTTGTCACTACCTGCAACGAAGTAGAGCACGGGTTCCTTCGACGCACGCACATCCTCAACGAACGAGTTAAACAACCTCTCTTTACGACCCGTGTAGAGTCCGCGCGCATTCCAGTAGAGGGGGTCATTATACGCCCGCCTGTAGGCATCGGAGCTCAGTGCCACACAATCGCAGCCTACTGTAACCGCAACCTCCTCAATTGTATCTCTATCCATTCGGGTGAGGACACTGGCCTCGTCAGACAGTTTGTTTTCTTGGAAGTTAAAGATGCCGGTCTCGCCCTCGGGGCGCTTGAGGTACGCGACCATGCTCTCAATGATGTAGCGTGCGGCCTCGTCCTTGAAGATCACCGGGTAACCGGCATCCACGTAGGTCCGCAACCACGACAAAACCTCCTCAAACGGGTAGTTGAACGACTCGGCAGGTAGCAGATCTCCCCTCCTTATGGGAGGGTTGGCCTCGCCTATCTCGCGGATCGTGCGAGCAATCTTACGGCGCTTATTGCCCGGATCCGTAGGGTCAGTCGCAGAAAGCGCGCAGTTATAGGCGTTATCCCACTTTTCTTCGATGATGCGCGCTTCCGGGAAGAGCTTCCTCATTGCCTTTTCTTTTGTTAGTCCGCCCCCGTGTGTGTTGGCGGGCTTGATGTGAATGACGACATCCTTTTCTGGGATGTTCGCCTTGACGATGGATTGATACGCCAGGTTCAGTTGTGCCTTGTTCGGCCAGACCCATTCACCATGTTCCTTGGCAAGAATGAAGAGGCCGTAATCACAATTGAACCCTAGTGTATATTGGCCTTGTGATAGATACCGGATCGTCACGTCTGCATTTGTCAGGGATGCGCGCCACTCGTTTAGCCCTGCTCTATCGGGGTACCAATCTTCTGGAAATGGTCGGCCATTATTCCCATAATCGATGGCTAGATAGCGAATGATAAGAAACTCTTCAGCGCTATCGGTACTGCCACGCTGGCTTGTGTGCGGCAGGTAGGGAACTTCAGGAACGTACCCAAAATACATTTTGCTGTACCCATATTTGCCAAGCCTTTCATGCATCTGCCTCGCCGCTTTGCGCTCCGCTTCCACTTCTTCCTCCGAAAAGCAGAAGCGAAACTTGTATTTACTATGGCTAATGAAAAATGCAATGACGTAGCCGCGCGTCAGGAGCTCTTCCCTTAAAGAACCTTTTGTTTCCTTAACGGCACAAAAAACTGGTGTTGACATGGTGCTTCCTTTCGGTTTGCTTCCGCTCTATGGGGTCTGACGTGGAATCAACGTTAAGTGCCGGGGTGGAGGGCGAAGCGTTGTCCACGCAGCATGAGCGCGTACTGTGTGAGTGTTCGCGCGGGCGTGGCGGCTGGCAGTAGGAGTGGCGGTTGGGTGATGGCCGTTTCGACGCTGGTTTCGGGGATGCCCAGCAGTGGTGCGTTGGCGCGGACCCAGGCGTGCCAGTGTGCCCACATGCGTTCGCAGGACTGTGGTGATGGGGTGGTTCTCCCTTCCTCCCACAGTTCTGCGTCGCGTGTGGAGCCCGCGCCCGTGATGTCGGCCCACACGGCCATGGGAGTGGCTGACGCTTCGCGTAGGGCTTTGATGACGGGAGGAGGGAGGAGGCGCGCTTCGCGGACGGCTTGGAGGCGCAGCTCGTGTTCCTCGTGTGCGGCCTGGTGGGTGCGGGCGAAGCCATCGAAGATGACACTGAGGGCCGTGAGCTTGTCGTCTTCCCGCCTGGCGGCTTCGCGCACCCTGTGCATGGTTTTGCCCCCGTCTATGGCTTCGATGTAGGACAGGCATGACGTGGCCTCATCCTGCCCGAAGACCCTACACGCCTCTTGCACGGCTTCCTCACTGTCGGCGACGGTGATGAGGTGGATGTCTGCGCGGGACGGCTCACGAGGAAGCGTTCGGAGGACTGATGGGCGCACGAGACGCTTCTGGGCGGCCACCTCCAGGTAGTTTTCCGCGGCGACGACTTCGGGAGTTTTCTCGAAGCGTGGGGACTGCGCCCACTCCTCGAGGGTGTCGATGCAGTGGCGCGCGCGATCGTCGCGGGGGAGGAAGTCCTTGAACCAGTACTCAAGGAACGCTCGCACGCCTCCTTCATCTCGCACATTGATGTAGTTTCCAGCGCGACGGTCCCACAGTTCGACGTAGAAGCTCCCGTTCGTCGCCTCCATGTCACCCCTCCAGGCCGAGAGTGGGAATATTGAAGATCTTTTGCGTGAGAACGTGGAACCCCTTCGGTTGCTTGGGGAAGATCTTGTAAACGATGACCTTATCCACCGTGTACGCACCCCGGCCCGTAACCTGCGTAATCAGCACATCCAACGTGCAGCCAGTAGCATCAAGGATGCTTCGGGCGAGGCGCACGAAGGGACGAAGCGCTTCTTTGTTCAGCATATCGCTGGCGCTCACAGTCGCCCCCTTGTCGTTTCTGCTGGAGATGGTTGTTGCTCCAGCGACTCCCTCACTACCGTCCCAGATGATCCTCTTGAGAGCATCCACGAGGCAGATGTGCGCTTCATTCCGACGTAGCGACTCAGGCTCATTAACGGCATAGTCTGCGATCATCTTCCACGCAGCTTCCGCCCCTGTTGCAGGGCCAGTGAGTCTTGCCTCTACTGCGATGTGATACATGATTTGGTTCCTTTCTTACGGAGGGGATCACCCCTCCACTCCGAGAGTTGGCTGGGCAGTGATGGTTTCGCGGAGCGTTCGATGATACTTCGTGATTGCTGGGTGGATGGTGTGTGTGATGACCTGGTTGATGACATTCCTGCCCGGACCCGTAAACTGGGTGACAACCATGTCCAACGTGCACCCCGTGTTCAGCAGGATGTTCTGCGCCAGGTCTGCGATAGGGCGTAACAGACTCTTTCCGATCAAGTCTCTCGAGTCAACGGTGGATCGTTGAATATTCCCCACTCCTTGCGTGAGGATAAATCCTTCAGCACCGTACCCGTTTTCTGCCACTACTTTTTCGAGAGCCAGGTCGATCGTCGCGTACGCCCCATTGAACTGAGGCCCCGTGTAGCGCCGGGCTGGCCGCTTAAAACCAAAGTTGACGACCATCTGCTGCGCAGCTCGCATCCCCGCTTCTGGGCCGACGAGACGCGCTTCGACCGAAATGTAGTACACGGCGAGTTCCTTCCCAGTGAGAGGCCGTCAGTCCTCGAGTCCGAGGGTGGGGATCTTGTGTGTCGTGGTGGTGACACCGTGGCTGCGTGGGGTCCACTTGGAGGGGGTTGATCTGGTAGGTGACGACCTCCGTGTAGGTGTGACTGTGTGTCTCGGGGGACATGAAGACAGTCACGCACACCCTGACGATACGGGCGAGCTTCGTGTCCACGAAGTGCTTCTTGAGGAGGTCGCTGATCACGTGCGCCTCTTCGATGCCGAAGGTGCCGTCTCGATGCGAGTACGTCTCGTTTGCTGTCACGCAGAACTTCTTGTCCAGTGTGCCGTCGGAGGCGGTGTAGATGCGTTCACCGACGAGGATGATGGGGTAGCCGGGTCGCGCTTTTCGCGACTGGATGGCGACTGTGTAGCCTGCCTGCTTGACGGCTTCCGGGTTGGTGACTGCTCCAACGTGGGCTTCGACCTGTAGACGTAGCATGATGAGCTGGTCCTTTCATTTGATGGTTGTGTGCTCACTGGATGAGCATTGCGTGTGGGTTGTGGTGGTTACTTGTTGCGGCGTAGGACAAGGACGGTCTTCGTCGGCCATGGCAGGCGGTTGATGTCGTAGAGGCGCTGGAAGTGCTCGAGGTAGGTTTCGTCCCACTCGTCGTATCCTCCCTCCGGCTCGCACTCTCTCCACCATCTGATTGCCGTGGCGAGCATGGAGTACGCCTGACTGTAGGGCTCTGTGGACTCTCGGGGGAGACTGTCGAGGCCCCATACCGAGTGGAAGGCGATCTCGTAGAGACTGGTGGGGTCTGCTTCGATCTCGAGGGTGTCCCAGTTGACGGGATGGGTACACCTTCCCTTGAAGTGGACGATCTTGTTGATCGCGAGTGCCCCAATCCAGGTAAGGACTTCACGCATCGCGTCTTCGGACACGACCTTGAGAGACTTGGGATCCTCGTTGTCGATCTGGTAGTTCGGGCCTGCCTAGTCGCGGACGATGAGCACGCCGCCGGGGGCTGCGAGGTCGCGGATGAACTCCAGATCTTCAAACCAGCTTTCGCCTGCCAGGATCTCGTGCATGACGCTGGACAAGAACACCACGTCGTACCCGCCCGCGCGCTCTTGGAGGTCTTCCTTTGTGCGGAAGGTGGCTCCAGCGTCCCGCATGGCGGTTTCGACGGTGGTGCTGATGTCGTGGCACTCGTACACGCTGCCAGCGGCTTCGACGCGCTCGCGGATACCGCCCTGGACGGGCATACCGCACCCGTAGTCGAGGACGCGCACGCCCGGCGTGACGTAAGGGGCCAGGGCCTCCCATTTAGCGTTGAGCGACGAGGCCATACGACGCACGTACTCGGGACTCGTGGAGTCCATGTAGTTGTCCATAGGTGGATCCTTCTTGTTCATGCGTGTAGCTGATTAGCGGCGCAGCTGATCGAGCAGCTTCTTCTGAGCGGCCAGACTCTCAACCAAAAGCGATCGTGAAGAGCTGTTGACAGCGTCGGACACTTCCTTCATCACGCTCATTTGACCCTCGACATCGTTGAGCAGGTTCTTCAGCTCCTTCTCGATATCCCATGTTGAGGGGAGAGACGAGGTATTCAGCCTGTAGTGGCAGTAGCGATCGCCCGGCTTCCCCGAACAGGAGCTCATGGACTTGCCGAAACACCGCATGAGCATCAACCTGACGGCTTCCACATCGAAATCGAAATGCTGCATAGTTGCGCTAATCGCACGTTGAGCTTCTGCCTTAGCAGCATTCGCCGCCGCATCTCGTTGGCTCTCCCAGTCATCTAGGAACCGCCATTCAGGGCCTCTGTTCGGGTCAACAGAGAGATTGAGCTTGCCTTTTTCATGCAGCTTCAGCAGGGTTGTCCCTGTCTCGTCGGGGCGGTGGAGGATGCGTTGCAGTTCAGCAACAAGCGCGAGAGCTGCACCCCACTCTCGAATCTTCTCCCCTAGGCAAACTCCCTCCTGTACACATTTCTCGAACCTGCCAGCAGCCTGGAAGTAATCGCGTGCTAGTCGCGAGAGGTTCCGTTGAGTCTCGTAGTCGAAGCGACGGAAAATAGGCCCTACGATCCGCCCGCTCGGATCATCAAAGTACGCCGTAAACTCCTGACGATTCTCACGGACAAGAGGGAGCGTGCTGGCAACCTCATAGACTAGTTGTCCCCCACATCGGTACGCTTCGACACCCTCGGCAATGAACTGGTCAGCGTAGCCAACCTTCGCGAGGTTCAGTACGCTTTCCGACAGGCTAGAGGCAAGCTGGTTAATGTAGTCGTTATTGGTCATGGTGTTCCTTCCTTACTGGCCTACAGGCTCTTGGTTTGTGTGCTGTGGTTGTGCTTATTTGTGTGTTACTCAACGGGGGGTTGCGAACAGTCCGAGGAGAATAACCATCAATATGGCAGGGGAGCAAACGGCAAGAACGAGACCAACGGCAGCGAAAAAGGCTTCCTCGTTTGATGTGAGTCCTCCGAATCGTCCGTGGCAACGAACGAACCAAATGTACCTATCTTTGATGGCCGCGACCTTCTGCCACGCATATCCGTTGCCCCTGTAGTATCCGCCGTTGAGCAAGTGCTCTTCCTTGATGTAGCGCCAGTAGCGCATACGCTCCTCGTTTTTGTACGAGGGGTCAAGGCGGTACTTTGTCTCGTATGCACTTTCGAGCTTTTCTGCGATATATCCGAGTTCGCAGATGGCGTTGGAGGTGTTTTTGATGTAAACCTCGCGCTTCTGGAGTTCGTACTCCTTATGCAGATCGTCAATCTTGCCAATTCCTAGCATGTTCATTAGCTTCTCCTATTAGCGGTGTTCGTTGAGTAGTGCTTGGGCGTGCGCCATGATGCGCACGAGCGAGTCGATGCGGTCTGCCGGAGCGGCGGTGGGGGTGCGCCAGGTGTTCCAGTCGTCGGTGCTGCCGTTGTCGGCGTTGTAGGCGTTGAGTGCTCGCGTGAGTGCCTGGCAGTGGCCTTCTCCTGCGAGCGCCATGGTTTCGGCGCGTAGGACGGTTGCTGCAGCTCCCAGGAGGATGATGAGGTCTGCGGGGGAACGCAGGGGGTCACCGTCGAGTTCCGCGTCCGCGTACACGCCGAGGATCGTCCGTTCAACGTCGATGGCCGCGGGAGTGAGCGGGGCCCGGTCGTAGCGCCAGGCGATCTCATGGTCGAGGAGGCCGGAACCGATAATGGCGGTGTACGCCGCTTCCGTAACCTCGCTGGTGTCAGCGGTGGGCATTCTGGCGGCTCCTTGCCGACATCCATGCTGCTGTGGCGAGGATGAACGCGACGCCGGCGACGGCGAAGGAGACGCCGAGCCAGTAGTCCCACGCTCCACCGTCGCCGATGGCGGTTGTCCAGATGAGAGCATAGATGGTTAGGACAACGCCAGCGAATGCGCCTGAGATGAAGCTGTAGATTTGCGACTTCATTGCGGGGGCTCCTTCTTTCTTTCTGGGGTTGATTGGTAGTTTAGTCGGTTTTATTGTGCGCGCAAGTGTATTGATCTCACTAATTGGTTAGGTGGGTCACATGAGGGGGTGAAGGGAGAAGGCGCAAAAACAGGACCGGCCCAAACCCACACGGAGAGGTTCAGGCCGGTCCATAACCCAGAAAGCGGAAGGAACCCGAAGGCCACCGCCAGACCGATCATACAGGCAAAATGCCTACACAGTCCACTCAGGCCCCGCTTTCACTGAGGCTATCTGGCGTACACGCGCATACGCGCCCTGTCTTTCGCCACACAGGTGTCCATGAATGAAAGAATGCTCGCCTTCGAGCCGACGCGCATCCCCTCACATTGGCAGTACCACTCGTACTCGCGGCGTCCCGTGGTTTCACAGAAATAAGTGCTCAACCCAAGGACCGCACTACGCAAGTCGCCGTCCCCCAGGTCAATACTGTCCGTTCCTAGGTACTGACGTTGCCCGTCGAGAGAGAACATGCCGCGTCCGTAGCTGTTTGTCGTGTACCTGACTTGTGTGGGGTCTGATTCAGTATGTGGCATGTCTTCATTTTGAAGATCCCAGCCCCAACACCAGTGCCCCGCTGGCATCTGGTGTGTATTCAGGCCTTGTGCCTGAGCGACAGTTTCACTGTCCACGAGATTGAACCACGTGGCGATTGCCTCGAGGTCACTCTTATTGAAGTACATGGTCTTTCCTTTCTGTTTCGAGGTTGTTTAGCCCTACAGGACTCCACCTTCATAGAAGTCGGCTCTGTCGTTACCGAACCAGATGGAGTGGTCGATATAGCTGGGCCTGCGCATCAGTTTCTTATCGCTCGCGTAGGTTCCTCTGACGGGGAGTGTATGCCAGATCCCGCCGACACCTCGGAACGTGTCAGTTTCGAGTTCCTGAGCCCAGATTGTCTTGGCTGTCGCTCGGACGACCTCGTAGTACTTGTCGCCTGCTCGGAGGATAGTGCCGACAGGCATGAGCTGGGTGGTAGGGGTCATGGTAGCCATTGGTGGCGTCCTTTCGTTGTGTGCTAGCTATCGTATTGGGGATCGCGAGGTCTACCAGGCAAAACCCGTATAAACGTGACAAAAGTGAATACCGATCTTGACGAAGCTGTCGGTGGGCTTGCAGCGGCGCATCCACTTCTGGTCGTTCTCGTAGGCTCCTCGGATGGGAACAGTGGCCCAAGAGCCACTAGGAGTTCTTCCTGTTCTTGTTCGGAGTACCTGGACCCAGATCGTCTGGGCCGTCGCTCGGACAACCTCGAAGTACAGGCTGCTGTGCGCTTGGAGAATGGTGCCGACGGGCATGACTGGGGTGGTAGGTGTTTTGGTAGCCATTGGGACTTCCTTTTGTTGGTTGGGTGTTAGCTGTCGTATCTGGGGTCGTGGACTTCGCCATGGTATCAGTGTACTTGGTGGCCTCTGACGTAGAGACCGCCATCTTTGTGGAGGCGGCAGGGGATGATGGTGTCGTTAACGAAACCTCCCTGAACGGGGATGCGAGCGAAGTCAAAGGTGCGCAGGACAAACGCTTCGGTGGTTGTCACTTGGCGCAGCCAGATTGTTTTCGGTGCACTGCGCACAACTTCGTAGTAGTAAATGCCTTCGCGCGGATGATAGACGCGGACGATGGCTTCAACCGGCATGAGAGGCTTGGGCTTTTCCATGAGAGGTTCCTATTCAGGCTTGTACACGATGTCCCTGGTCGGGTGAAGGCGGGTGTTCGCGTCGGGGCGGATGAAACCTATATTGTCGATGCGACGCATAATTACATCCCCGATCTCAGTTGAGGGGTCGATCTTCGGGGACTTGTGTCTTGAGCGATCAACCTTGAGTTCTTGGAGCCAGACCGTTTTCTCGGTGCGCCTCACGACCTTCCACGCGCGCTCAGCTGCCAAAGACACGTAGATCGTTCCCACTGGGGGGATAGTGAAACGGCCTCGCATGGCTGACATTTCATTGACTCCTCTCAGCTAGTTGGTGGGCGTGTAGATGTCTCGGTACAGGTCTGTGTACACGCCCTTGCGGATGCACAGGCTCGCGTCGTAGAGGACTCGGCGTTTGATCGGTGGGATGTCTGTGCGGATCATGCCGGTCACCGGGTTTCCTGCTGTGTCGGTGACGAGTTGGCGCAGCCACACGGTCTTTTCGGTGCGTCTCTCAACCTGCCAGTACTCGTCCTCGCGCAGGCGCGTGGGCCACCTCGTGCGACTGAGCTGGTAGATGGTTCCAACGGGCGGTGCAACGAGTTCGCGTTTTGTCATGGGCTTGTTCCTTTCTTTCGCAGGTAAGCGGATACTATCTGCATTTCCCGCGCGCGCATGTAGGCGCACCGACACTGCGGGCGGCCACCGCTTCATGCGACGTTCGGTTAATGGTGGTATTCGACGGTCGCGACTCGACGCAGGTTGAGGTCGGGTCGCTCGTTCACGAATCGCGTGGGGAGGGGCGTGCCGGGGAGGTATCGACGCTTGTTGCCGTAAAGGTGCTGGTTTTCTGCGAGGAATCGCGCGTCTTTGGGTGTGATGGTGTCTTGAGTTTCCTGGTATCGCTTGCGCGACCAGTTACCGGACGGCGTGCGGTATTCGATCCAGCGCGTGTAGGTTGCGCTGGTGACGTTTCTGAGGGCTTCGTCAATGCTCATCATGCGCGGCTTTTTCCTTTCATGCGGCGTTCGATCTCCTGGAAGATCTGGGCCGTGCCTTTGGGGGCGCGCTCGTAGGTCTCATCGATGTGGATGTTGGTGCCGTCGGCGTGTTTACGTAGGCCGCTCTGCGTGTATATCCAGGATTCGCGAACGAGCGCGTACTCGGTGACAGTCCTGTAGTGTCGCTTGTCGATCCAGTGCGTGTAGGTGACGCGAACCTTACGCGGGGCGGCGGCTTTCGCAGCCTGGGCTTTCTGTTGGCGTTGCAGCCACACTAGGTAGAGGTCTTGCACGTCCTCGGGCGTGTAGGTGTCCTCCCACTGGTCGATTCCGGGCCGGTAGAACTCGGTCTTGTTGTAGAGCTTCGACGTGTGGTGCCATTCCTCAGCTACGAGGAAGTACTCTCGTAGGAACTCGAGCGGGTAGCCGTCGAGCTGTAGGTACGCTCGAGCGTTCGCGGGGAGCGCGTTCAGGATGTCGGCTTTGCTCCACTTGGACCTGGGGCGTAGGCCGCGGTCGTATGCGTCGATGGCATTGTTGCTCATCGAGAAGTCGTCAGCGTAACCGGCCATGAGTCACCACGCTCCCGCGCTGTAGCCCATGGAGGTGAACGACGCGGGCGGGACAGGGAGGCCGTCGATGCAGGCCTGGCACATGAGCTGCCCCCGTTCGAGGAAGATCTTGTAGGCGTTCACGGCTGTTGTCCTGAACGTGTGGGCGTTGATGCACCACCAGGTGTAGGTCTTGGTGGGGTCACCCTCCCAGATGGGCGTGTTCTCACGCCAGTAGGGGGCGAGTGCTTCCGGGTCCACGTAGGGGATCTCAGTGTTGTTGTTGCTCATAGTGAGAACCTGTTTCCGTATTGGCCGTTGACGGCCAGGTCGAGGCCGTCTTTGAGGATGCGTTCTGCGAAGTAGGTGGGGCGTCCAAACTCGCCCTTGTATGCGGGGCCGGCTCCGCTGCCTTTAGGACCAACCGTGAGGAGGACGCTCGAACGGGCCTTGCTGGGCAGGTAGAGGCCTGTGGGGTTGGTGCGAGGGCGGGGTCGTTTCCCAGAGCGGCTGAGCCATGCCGAGGTGTCGTCGTAGCCTAGCTGGAGCTCGTGGTAGTCACGGATCTGGGAGATGAGGAGAGCCGCGAGAGACACATCCTCCGTGAGGAGTGTGCGCAGACGCGAGGCGGAAAGCGCGTTGGGAGAGACGAAGGTTGCGTCGTTTGCCTGAGTGTCGATACCGCCTGCCCATAGGAACAGCTCGTACTCTGCCTGGTAGTTGGCGATGACGTTGACGGCCTTGATGATCTTGGGCATGTCGGGCGCGTGGACGATGGAGCCATCGAGGTCAACCATGAGCGCGTCAGGGCTCCCCTTTTCGACGAGGTAGACAGCATCCGGGAACCGGAAGTCCATACGATACTCGTACTGCTTGCCGGGCTTGATGTACCTGGAGAGGAGGTCGGCGAGACCGAGCTCGCGTGGGGTGCCAATCTGGAAGAGGTCCGTCCACGTCAGGATGAAGCTGTCGCAGACTTCCGTGATACGGACGATGGTTTCGGGTTGCGCGTCGTGGCCCGCCCATCGGAGGCCTGCCCGCTGGGGATGGCGACTGTGACCTAGCTGCATGTTGCCGTTGAGGAGGTCTTCGAGGGGGCGGTGATTGTGGGGGATGTGGTTGTGGTACATGGCGGTCTTTCAGACGTAGTGGGAGATGCCGACGGCTCCGATCTGAACGCCGTTACGGTCGCGGATGGGTTCGCCGGGGACTCGGATGTCCGGGCGGTGGTAGATCTTGAGGGCTTCAGCGGCGACACGGGACACGATGATGAACACGCCAGGGATCGGATCGGGCAAGCCGATGCACTGATCTGGGTGAGTAATATTCAGCGTCTCGGGGATGCCGGGGAACGTTTCGGGGAGTGGCTGGTATTCGTCGGGGACTCGGACGACGGTACCTGATAGTGGGATGACGCACAGGATTGTCTGCTTGTCGTACCCGTACATGGTGAGCGCGTGCGGAGTGCCGTTGACGTAGACGACCCCGTTTTCGGCGATGACACCTACGAGGGGGCCGACGCTCGTGTTGATTGTGACGTTGCGCAGCATGTGGGCGCTTCCTTTCTGGCTGGCTTACTTGTTGAGCGTCGTAAACCAGGTGGTTTGGCCGTTTAGGAGCGGCTTCGCTCGTGTCGCGTCGAGGATGACTACGGGCGTGGGTGTGCGGTTGGGGCCGGGGCTGCTGGCGGTCGCTGCCGCCCACGCTGCTTGGTAGTTGTCGTCAGGCTGGCTGGGGGTGCGGTATCCGGCGACGTAGAGGGTCGGGGTTGCGCCGAGGGTGGCGAGGGGGAACATG